GGGTCGTTGGTGAAACCAAAGTCCATCCCAACGGAAACAAGTTGACCCTTTGGTTCTTCGGCAATACCAAACTGAAAGATGGTCGCTCGGCTTGAGCCGCGTTCCCCCAAACCATAGATGCGCCAATAGTCCTCGTCCGTATCCTTGAGCATCTCAATCTCTCGTTTGATGCTATCGTCAAGGAACGGGTTATCCAAGTAGGTCGTTTGGTAGAACTCGCAGTCCTCACGAGGAATGACCCTATCGTATATCCAATGGAAAGTATCGGAGGGGTTGTAGTCCAAGATTATCTTACCATCTGTTCGGAAGATAAGTTGTTGCCAATCTTCAAAGAATAGTTCGTTGGCCTCGTTAATGTAAAGGAGGTTGCGTTTACGACCACGAATCTTCTGCGGTTGGTCAAGCGAGATGAACTCCACCAAATTCCCATTGAGGTAATACTCGTTACTTGATTTGTTGTGGAACTCCTCGCGGTATTGTTGGTGTGTTCGGAGGATGTCAAAGAAGTCCCTCATCACCGAAGCCCGAAGCGAAGGGAACGACTTACGGCAAATGGTGATGACCTTGCCTTTGTTCTTTATGCTATAACTGAAAATAAGCCATAGGAGGATGTTATAGGTCTTGCCCGAACGTGTCCCTCCCTGCTCAACCGTTATGCGCTTAGAGGAGTTTAAAAGGTGATGGTAGACCTTATTCGTGTAAACCTTCGGCACCGAGAATCTCTACTTGGAACAAATTGTCCCCCGTGTTGTGGACTTCTTGTCGTTCAACATAACCGCGACCCTTACCCTTTGTCTTGAGATAGAAGATAGTAGCCGCCGTGCTTCCCTTTTTGATTTGTGAGTGCAGTTGTGTTTCGGCAAAGTCAATAGCAATATCGGAGATGGAGTCCACGCTATTGCGGTAGTCCTCATCCTCCTTGTACCATTCATAGTGTGTTTGTCGTGCAATACCAACGGCCTTGCAAGCCGAAGTAACAACGCCCAATGATTTCTCAAGGGCTTCAAGCATTGCCGCTTTATGTATGTCAGTTTTTGTCATTCTTCTTCAAAGTTGTAAAGAACTCTTTGTCGGACGATGCCTTCAATTCTTCCTTTCGTTTTTTGAGCGTTTCCAAGTGTTCGGGGTCAAGGCGTTTCTTCTCCCGTTCGGTTTTCACTTTGCGGATTCGGCTAATCTCCTCGCCCAATGGTTCGCACTTCCACATTTGCTCCAACGAGTAATACACCACCGAATAGCGGTAGGCGTGTTCGTTCTCATACTCAATGGTGCTTACTCCGTGAAGGATGTCTTGGCCATTGAAGATGGTGAGGGTATTGTCTTCCACTTCAAGTACAATATCCAATTCGGGAATGACGAGGTGTCCTCCCTCTACATCTCTTTTGAATACCACCATATTGGATAGCACTCCTTTGAAGTTTCCTGCATCGTAGTGGTACTTCAGTTGGTTGTTCTTGTTGACGATACCGCTTGTGAACGGTGAACCGCCAATAGTCCAATCTTGCATCACCCTTTCTTCTACAAGTTTTGAGTGGTACTCGTACTGTTGGGGGAAGTATTCTTTGTAGTATCCCACTAACTCTTTAGCAAAGTCCGTGATGATGTGGTGTTGTTTCTTTTGGTTTACTGCCATTGCCGTAACCGTGCAATAGTCGTGGCGCATTGCGATGCGAGGGGAAAAGCCAAAGATAGCGGAGATGGACTTCAACCCCCGTGAGCGTTTCCCTTCGGCGTACTTGATGTTCTTTACCGCCCAACGCAAAGCGGAGGTGTCGGTTTCAAGTTTCTTGTAGAGGATTGTCGGTTGATTGTCTACATAGATAATGCAGTCCTCCTTAATCATTCGGCTTACATCCGAACGGAGGGCTGAACGCTTTTTGAATTTGTCCTTGTCAAAGGGGACCCTCTCAAGGTCAATGCGTATCATCGGAATCTTAAATGAGCATTTTTGGGCAATCCCTTTTTATCGGCAAAGTATAGAATGTCGGGATATTTGTTTACTAAATAGGCGCAATCTTTTAACTTTTGCTGCATCCTTTGATTCAGTGTCCCATATCCACCACTTGTATATCTTGCAAATTCGGGAACGACCCAATTATTTACCCATATTGGTTGCCCCGCTGCAAGGTGGGCTGCTGTAATGTCGTGGTCATCTATTGTTTGAACATTCTCGTCAAACCTTATATCCGTATTGCGCATTGCAAACCAACGACCATCAACAAGCCCTTTCTTCTTGTGTTTGTTTTTTAGATAAAAGGGATTTCCGTTTGAAGCGAACCCTGCAATGTTTGCGCCAATCTTTTCAGCATCCGCAATCAACTCTAATGTTTTGTCGTATAACTTTTTTGTTGATATTACATTCTTGGTAATCATTTGCTCAAAGGCGGGGACTTCTTCTGCTTTCGTTTTATCCGAATAGGCATCCGATACCGCAGTTGTGTATATATAGTCATCCGAGCAAAAGATAACCCATTCTCCTTTTGGTATGGAATCCAATACTTTGTTTCTTTGGCCCGACAACCCCTTTTGGTAGTCGGTTACAAAAGATTCACCACGAATTATTTCTTGATTAAATTTTTGTCTTTGTTCTTCGGAATGGAAAACAATCGTATGTTCTACATTTGAATGAAACAATGCAAGGCTTGTGGTTGCCTCGTTGTATCTATTATAGTAGAAGGTGTATATTTTAGGATTCATACTTCTCAAGTAAGGAGATTATTACGTCTGTATTGCTTTCCAATTCTTCGGCTTGGGCAATGGCCTCAAGTTTCCCCAATACATACTCGTATTGTTGGTTGTCAAAGTAGAGGGTGATTTGCTTGACCTTTGAATTGATGTAGGTATCAAGTTGTTGGTCAAGGATGTCCTTGTCAAACTCGGGTTCTTTGTCATCGTCAAAGTATGAAGCGGGAATGTCCAAGCCCCATTGGTCAAGGTCTTGAATGTCCCACTCGTTGGCCAACAAATCCCAATCCCATTCTCCGAAGGAGGAATTGTCCTTGATGACGAACTCTTTCTTTTGTTGTTCGGTGAGGTTTGCTGCTTTGATGATGGGAACTTCCACCAATCCCGCCTCACGGCAAGCACGAAGGCGCATATTCCCGCCAAGCACGACCATCTCCTCGTCTACGACAATGGGTCGCATATTGAGCATTTCGGGAAACTCCCGAATGGACTGAACAAGTTTGCGGAACTTGTGGTCTTTAATAACGCGGGGGTTCGTTGGTGAGAGGTGAACCTTTTGAATGGGGACTATTTCGGTTTTCATCTTTTAAGTAACTTTCTTTCGTGAATATCTTGTAGCCACTCCTTATGATGTTTGATGTCCCCGAATCGGGTGTGGCAATCCCGACACAAAGCCATTAGGTTTTCTATTCGGTCTGCTTCTTGGCTTCCGCCCATTCCACGTGCCTCTATATGGTGAATATCTACGGCCCGACTACTGCAAACTTCACAAGGGATGAAGTCTGTTTCATCGTAGCCCATCTCACGAAGGTAAATCTTTGTGTGTTTTCGCATCCTTTCTTCGTAGTTCGGAATAACAAAATACGCAAGTTCCACGAATCCAACTCGTCTTTCCTTTTGAATTGTTAATCCAATAATACTTTAAAGGTATGTCTTTGCGGCATCGTTTGCAAATCTTACTTGTCATAGGTGCATTCCGTTTTTGCTTACGATACTAATACCCCACCATAGCCATCCGATGCTAACACATCCGTTGCATATTGCCGAATCGTAGGCAATGGAGATATGTGGAAGCAAGTGTACGCTTCCTACGAACTTGAATGTTTCAATGCTCATTTCTTTGGGGGTCTTATTTGTTTTAGAATCTCGGTGTCAATGGTTATGTGCGTAAAGTATACCTCCGCGTTTTTTCCGTAGGCATATCGCTTTCTATCTTCACTCGTCATATTGGACAAGGCTATTGCTTCAGTTGCTCTTCCCATTATAATAATAAATCTTTAATTTGCATTATGTAACAATCCGAAGCAAATGTCCATACGCCGTTGCCGTAAGGGTCTACTTCTCCTTTCTTTCCGAAGATGCTTTGTTTGTAGAAATTGTCCTTCTCAATGAATCCATAGATATAGGAAACCGAGAAGTCATACGCCACCCCAACGAAGCAATAATAGTCGCACCCTTGACGAGTGTTGTAGTTTGAAACGGCGGCAGCCCAATTTGGTTGAGGCGTTTTGCCTTGTGTGAATCTTTTGGTTTTGACATCAACCATATAGGGATTTCCATCAGCACCAAGCATTACGATGTCATAGTCGTAGGTGTTCTTTTGCTCGGCATTGTAATAGTCGCAAACGATAACCTCCCCCAACGCTCCCGCAAGGTTTCCATCCCCTTCGGTAATGCTATTGTTCAACACCTTGAAGTCAAACAATTCTTGAGCCCGTTGGATTTGGTCTTGGGTTGGAATTATCTTAATCACAACTCAAATACTTTGACATTGGCGGTATGGGCCGAATGTTCGCAATCTCGTGCGAAGGTTATTGCTTCCTTCTTTTCCTTGAATGTCTTTCGGGCATTGAGTAGCCAAGTGCTATCCTCAAGGAACTTATCATAAATTACTACATATCCCATTTCTCTTTGGTGTTAAAGGTTTCTATTTTACACTTTGTGGTGGTTTTATCTTACACTTTAAAAAGGTTTGGGGGAGGCTAAAGAAACCAACCTAACTCACCAAGAGTGCCTCCCCCGCCCCTCTATTGTTGGCGGTCAAGCCATCTGCGGTACATATTTGCTGCAACCGCTATGCGTTGTGGATAGAATGGGTAGTCCTTACGAAGTCGGGCAAGGGCTATCCTCATAAATTGGTCTTTCATTCCAATGTTCCTTGAATGGTGTACGAGTCCAAATCATTATGTAAGACGAAGAAGTCCTTGTAATCTTTCAGAGCCTCTTTCACCTTCTTATATCCCTTGTTGATGAATGAGTCTGCAACATCAAAGACACCGATGTCCAATGACCCCTTGTCAATGGCTATGAATTTGAAGTT